AGCAAATCAAACAGGTGCGTCGGTAGTCGTTTCTGGCGCTGGAAATGCTGTGACATACACTGCGGGAGACATCGTAACTTTCGTAGGTTGCTACGATGTGAACCCAGTGACAAAGGCAGCTTTGGGAAGTCTTAAGCAGTTTGTCATCCGCACTACCACAACGTCCTCCTCAGGTGGGGCTATCACTTTGCCGATCTATCCGTCGATTGTGACTAGTGGTCCTACGCAAAATGCTTCGGCCAGCCCTACGTCAAGCGGAGCTGTTGGGTTGCTTGGGACTGCATCAACGGGCTATCCGCAGCAAATGGTCTTCCAGAAGGAAGCGTTTGCGTTTGCAAGTGCGAAACTTCCAATGCCTGGCGGAATGGATATGGCAGAGAATGTTGAAGTGGACGGTTTCCGCTTCGGGTTTGTCAGAGGTTTCGACATTACCAATCGCACGTTCGTTTCACGGATGGACATGATGTATGGTGTCGCGAAAGTTCGGCCTGAATGGTGTTGCCGCATCTTTGCTTAAAGGAAGATGTAGACTAAATCGTATGTAAACATCACAAGAACAAGGAGAAGATCATGTCTGTACAAGTGATTGGAAATGGGGCACCTGACGGAGTCACGTTGGGAAGCAGCACAACGGAACTAGTGAGCCTTTACGGGGTTACTCCAGTGGCACAGCGAGCCGGAGCGGCTCAGGCCTCTGTTGCCACTACTGCCGCGACAAATACGTCGCCATACGGATACTCTACCGCGTCCCAAGCTGACGGTATCGTGACGACACTCAATGAAATCGTTGCTACCCTTACTGGAATTGGTGCGTGGAAAGGATCCGCATAGGATGCCAGCAAAAGGTGTGGTATTCATCGCTGTACCGACGTATCGAGGTGTGATGTGCCCACCTTTTGCAAACTCGCTTAAGTTGCTATTTGAGAAACTGGAAGGCTCTGGGTATACCGCTGTACTTGGGACAACCCAGGGCCTTTTTATCCCGATGGCGAGAGCGGAGCTTGTTAGAAAGGCGATACTATCAAAAGCTGATAAGGTGCTCTTCTTGGATGACGACGTGAGCTTTGATCCTCGTGACGCTATCAGGCTGCTTGACATAAACGAGGAGATTGTCGCTGGTATCTATCCGATGAAATGTGATCCTATAAGATGGCCTGTTGTCATATACACCAACGACAACGGTACTCCAGTAGTAGATGAAAGAGGGTTTATCGTCGCGAAAAGGGTGCCAATGGGTTTCACGGCCATCAAGATTGACGCGATTCTGCGAATGCAGATACATTACCGAGATCGGTGGTTCACACACGACCATGTTGAGGATGGTCAGGTTACATGCTACGACCTGTTTCCCTCTGGAGTATACAACAACAAGTGGTTTACAGAAGATTTTGCATTTTGCATGCTCTGGGAACAGATGGGAGGTAAGTTGTTCGTAATGCCAGATGTGACTCTACATCACCATGGCATTGATGGTAGAGTATGGAGCGGGAATTACCATGAAATGCTAAGGGCTTGCCCACAGCCCTAACATAGGGGTACGTAATGGCTACTGTACTTGACATAATTAAGAGAGCTAGACGTGTTCTTAACATTGACGCGGTAGGGGACACGCTTAGTGCGGAAGAAGGCTCGGAGGGACTTGCAATACTCAACGAGCTTCTGTCTATTTGGTCAAACGAAGAGGCGGCTCTCTACAAGATAGAGTCATCGACGTACTTGGCGTCGATAGGCGTTTCGTCGTACACAGTAGGCCCTGGAGCTTCCTGGAATGGAGCTCGGCCGATTAAGATAGAGACGGCTATTGTAAGAGACAATACCGATCCTGCGAGTCCATTGGACAGCGTAATTACCCAAATGATGGCCGAAGAGTATGACACTATACCAACAAAATCTGTGTCAGGTAGGCCTACAGAGTACGTGCTCTATACAACTTATCCTCAAGCTACCGTTTTGCTCTATCCTACTCCAGATAAGGCATATCAAGTTGTGATATCGCAGTTAAGTCAATTTACCGAGTTTGCGGATATCAACGAGGGGGTTAGCGTTCCTCCTGTGTATATCCCTGCCATGGTTTACAATCTGGCATTAATGCTTGCTCCAAACTATGGCGTCAGAGCTTCGGACGCTGTAGCTGCTGCCGCAACAAGATGTATGCTTGACATCAAGACTGTCAACTCGTTGACGAGAGTTCATACTACAGAATATGACCCGTACTACGGCGGATATTCCGAGTCGTACGATATCACCAGGGGATATTGATGCTAGTGAGCGACTTCGGATTTGTTGGGCCTGCGTACTTTGGTAAAACCAGGTCTATTGACATGCAGGAATGTGTCAACCTGTATCTGGAAAACGAAGCAGGTGGGTCCAAGAAGCAGCAGGTTCTACTTGGAACACCTGGCCTTCGTAGGTTATGCACGCTTAATACCAAAGGCGCGTGTAGGGGGATGCACGTAACTAGCGATGGGCAGTTGTACGTTGTCAACGGAAATACGCTGTATTTAGTATCGGTATACGGCACATATACCGTGATCGGAACGATAGGAACGTATGACGGTCGCGTCGGGATTGCTGACAACGGAAACGTGGCCAAGGAATTAATAATCGTTGACGGTATGAAAGGATATATTTACAATTGGGGAACAGGTGTAGTCAGTGAAATAGATGCAGAAGCGTTCCCTGAAAACCCAACGCACGTACGATTCCGAAATGGTAGGTTTGTTGTCAACCGAGGCAATACAGGGCAAGTTTTCTGGTCGGCTACCTACGATGGAACTACGTGGGGGGGCGATTACCAAACTGCTGAAGGCAGCCCAGACAATGTGGTTGCATTGCACTCAACGAATGACGAGTTGATACTTTTTGGCGAACGAACAACCGAATTTTGGAGCGATACGTCCGATCCCGATTCTCCATTTGCAAGGATTCCAAGCGGGTTTATTGACATTGGTTGCGGAGCAATAGAGTCTGTGGCGTCTATAAACAACGACGTTTTTTGGCTTGGAGCAACACCAGGTGGCGGTGGAATAATATGGCATACGCAATCCTACTCCCCAGAGCGCATATCAAATCATGCCATAGAGTGGATGCTTCACAGTTTTGGCGACGTGAGTACCGCAAAGGCATACTGCTATGAGCAAACAGGTCATTACTTCTATGTGATAACATTTCCTTTACATAACAAGACGATGTGCTACGACCTATCAACGGGGACATGGCACGAGAGGGCAAGCTACGACAAGATTTTGGGAAGACTGACCCAGCATAGATCAATGTACTCTGCGATGCTTAACAACCGCACATTCGTGGGCGACATAGGGGCAGGCATTGTCTGGGAACTCGATCCAAACTGCTATTCTGATGACGGCAATGAGATACACCGAATACGTACGTGTCCTCATGTGCACCAGGACATGAGTAGGATATTTTACAATTCGTTCACCCTTGACGCACAGAAGGGCATTGGCTTGACTAATGGACAAGGAGCGGTGCCGAGCGTAGAACTCCAGTGGAGCAACGACGGTGGATACACGTGGGGAGATCCTAGGGTAAGGAGTCTAGGTAGACAGGGTGAATACGGTGTCAGAGTAAAATGGGATGGGCTTGGTAGCAGTAGAGACAGAGTCTTTCGCGTCAAGATAAGCGATCCAGTAGAGGTGACTTTTATTGCTGCACAAGTAGATGTGTCGAGCGATACAGTATGACAAACTTGATTGTGTCAGCTCCAGTCAGAGACAGAATAACTACTGGATACGGCTATTTGTCGCCAATATGGCAGCGGTGGTTCGCAAAATTGGCGATGAATATACAACAACTGATCACTAGTGTAATCGCAAATGCCCATCACGGTGATTTGCAAGGTCTGGAAGATGATGATCATCCACAGTATCTCACTCAGAGCAGAGCTGACAGCAGGTATATTTCGGAAAGTACGGCAAATGAACGATATCTTCCTATTGACGGAAGTAAACCACTTGAAGGCTGGCTAGTTTACAAGCTGGCGCTTACACGTGATACTACCATTCCTTCTGGATACGGATGTGTAGTCACCGCTCCCGAAATTCCTGCTGGAGTTACGCTAACTGTAGACGGGGAATTGGTGATAGTATGAGCATCAAGATAACTGACTTGACAGAGAACCAGGTGTTGTTTACTGACAGTAGCAAAATCATTGTCAGCAAGACAACCGCAGAAGCCGCTGCGTTGTTGCAGAGCCCCGTAGTAGCAAGGAACTTCGCGGAATTTAATGCTCTTTGCATTGCTTCTGGAGCGAAGTCTGTCGCAGTAGCAGGCGAAATCCAGATTACCGACGACTACTCAGTTCCTGACGGAGTTGAATTATTGTTTATAGAGTCTGGAAGGTTAGTGGTTGACGCTGGAAAAATATTGAGTAATGTTATAGTGTGTGGAAATCCGATGACACAGATATTCAGTGGTGATGGGATGGTTTCTTTTGCAACTCAGAATGTCATTAAAGCTATATGGTTTGGTGCTATTGGGGATGGTGTTTCGGATAATTCTTCGGCTATTCAAAAGGCAATTAATGCGATGCAGGCTACGACTGGTGGAACGGTTTTACTTGATACTGGAATCTTTGTGATAAGTTCTCCTTTATCATTTGACGGATGTAGTAGAGTTTCAATGGTAGGCTGCGGAGTATACTCA